GTAATGTGTAAATATATTGTTTGATATATCATACCCATATCCAGGTGTTTGGATAACAGCATCTTGAAGTTGCGGTTCAGGAGGAACCGGATCAGAACCATAGATATTACCAAAATTTACGGCATCGTCACTGTATTTAGGTATAATACAACGGTTGGTATTTTTATCTATCTCCCAATAATCGGGACATACGCCATAATTAGGAGGATATGCTAGATTGGTATTCCCTTTGCTTAATAGAATGCCTACGAAAATTAATATTAAAACCAATGCGATTGTAGCAACCGCTAAAACAATGATGTGAAAAGTTTCCATTATAGATTATTAAGACAAAGTAATTTTATCGTATTTCATCAACTTTAATCTCTAAAAGTATCATATACAAATATGTCTTCGCAAATGAAATATACACCCGACCCTTATAGTCACCGTCAAAATCAAATTATAACAAATTCTACACCTTATAATGGACGCGTGAATTTAGAAGAACCCGAAAATCCGGATGCCCGTTTCCAGATGTTTGAACGTGTTCAAATTGATAATAAAGCAACCGAATACCGTGACCCCCTTAAAGGAGATTATGAAGACACTATTCTATCTAAAGCCTTCTTTTCTGCCGCGAATATCCAAATTGTTCAAAACGCATTAAAAGCAGGTGTTTATAGACGTTCTACGGACAAGAAACTCGTAATCCCTAATCAAAATATTGATGTGCTAAAGGCTATTATGCGTCATTTTTTTATCGAACACGGTGATTTTACACCCGCAAATGTTCCTCAACAAATCGAACAAGTAAACCAAATTGTGATCGACTATACAGTTCCTAAAATCCATTCCGAAGCAATTGGATATCTAAAATATTTAGAAGATCAAAGCCGCCTCGTCGTTCCTTTATCATTACCACAACAAACTGATCGTGTTTATAAACAACTCGAACTCAAACCATTTATGTAACATATTTAACATTATATTAAATTAAATATGTTTATACCGATTTTCTTACCACGGGTTTATTGTTGCTTACCACAAACTAAAACATCGCCTGCCTGAAATGTATTTGCCATGTTGATTTCGCTGTCGTTGTAATTAAATGATATTTCATCTCCATCGTTTAAATCCATTAATGCTACTACGTTATACCCATCTATACGAACAGTTGGTTCAAATGAATGGTTAATAAATATACCATTTTCATCATAGATATGTTTGTTATCTCCTACATGAATTGATTCACGTGTAGGATGATCAAGCATTTTTCCGGATAAAGTAAAAACAATTTCTCCCTTTTTAACACTTTTTCTTAAGATAAGTCCTTTTCCATCTACCAAATTACTATTTGTAATTTCCATTATAATAAATATTATTAAATCTCTTTATATCGTTTTTATTCGAACGTAAACCGATATATAACACAGATTGATGAATTAAAAATAAATTGAATTAACATAAAGATAAATCAATCCTATATATTATAAATCATGAGTACTGAAACAAATGGTGAAAATTGTGAAAATTATGAAAATTATAAAAATGAGTCGATAATCAAGATCAACTGGAGTATGTTATCCCGAAATCCGGAAGCAATCCATCTATTAGAACAATACCCAGATAGGATATGCTGGAAAATGTTATGCACAAATCCGTCACCAGCAGCAATCCGTCTACTGGTACAAAACCAAGATAAAATATATTGGGATGTGTTCTCCCTCAATCCCGGGGCGATTCCTCTATTGGAAGCATATCCGGATAAAATACATTGGTCAAATTTATCCAGCAATCCATCAGAAGCAGCATTCAGACTATTGGAAAAAAACCAAGATAAAATAGATTGGTCAAATTTATCATTAAATCAGTCAACAGCAGCAATCCGTCTATTGGAACAAAACCCAGATAAAATATATTGGTATAATTTATCCCAAAATCCTGCGGCAATTAATAGATTAGAAATGCAGGTCAGGTTGTGTTCGGGATATTTGAAGCCACAATATAGTGGAGAAGAGTTAAGGGCGATGGCGATGGAGAGAAGGCGAAAAGCATCAGCTTTGCTTTTTGGTGCGGATGAATATGCGAAGAACCCTGATTATGGCCCTAATTCAAGGAGAAATGCGGAGGGGGAAGCTTATGAATAATAATAATAATAATAATAAGAAATGAACATGTTTTTTATTATTGGAAGTAAAAATATACAAATTAGTATATCGTTTTATAAAAATCAGGATCAAAATATGCGAACATTCTGTAATCTGTTTGGAATGAACTCCATTTCGTTGCTTCTAATATTTCCTTAAAAGCATCACTATTTACCGCTTTTATTACTTTTTCTCCATGTGTCTTGGACTTTATAGGTATTCCAAATGTTAATTGGGTCATTCCGTATTTTCCTTCGAAATCATTATATGGATATTGGCGTTCATTGAAATTCAACAATACTTTGGGGACATTGAAATGTTTCTTATCTTTTTTTTTCGCATACCGAAGTCCAAGACCACGCATCGTGATATTGTGCACGATTGGATGGCGATTTTTCTTTGTCTTTGTCTTGGATAAATGTCTTGCGTCGTATTTACCGGCGTCGAAAATGACTTTTATTCCCTTCTTCTTTGGGACCATTATCTTCTTTATTTTATCAAAGTTATAATTCGGTAAAAATGGCCATTTATGAACATCTATTTTATGGCTTTTATTGGTTTCATCTATAATTTCCGTTTTTACCGACTTTTTTGTCGTACCTTCTTGGACAATATATAAATCAAAACGTGTTTGTGCTCCTAATTTCTCTAGTCCCATCTTTTTATTAAAGACATGAAGGTATATTAATTGATTGTCCACAGTAAGTGTTTTATATAAAGGGTGAAGAGGTCTACGCCAATTAGAAGGAGTAATGATACCCATGTATCCTGATTCCTTAATTACTCTTTTGTGAAAGATAGTGTCCAAGAATTTATCCCAAAGTGTTCTATTTCCCACACTTCCACTGTATTTATCGGATTTCGGAGTTTGAAAAGGAGGATTTCCTACAATCACGTCGAACACTTCTGTTTTTAAATCGTGTTTCCATTTGTCTTGTTGATTTAAAAAATCGGTATTGGATATATTTGCTTTCGTACCAAAGAGAATAATGAGCTTCTCTGTATTATTTCTGTTTAATTCAATCATGAATAACATATTGTCCAAGATATGCTTCTTTCGTTTCCCTAAATCGGGGATTTTTGAGGATAATGTAGTTAACAATTTTGAATATACCTTGGACATAAAGTTCCCATTCCCTGCCGCAGGGTCCAACCATTTGTTATCCGGATTTTTCCATACATGGGGTGGAATATTGTCCAAGATTTCGTCAATGAGTTCTGGTGATGTAAATACCTCGCCAAATTTGTCTTTTTCTTTATCGCGTATTGTTAAATTATCTTGGATATGTTTATCGATTTCTGTATGCGTTTTATTCAAGATAGACATTGTTTTGATATGTTAGTTATACTATTTAGAGGTTTTATTTGAAAAAAATTTGTAAAAAACATAAAAGGAAAACCCGAAAATATAAAGAACGCCCAACAAATGTTATTGAAACGTGCTCGTGCGAACGGCGATGCATCGATGGGGAAATATAAAAATGAGCTATTTGACGATAAATCATTGCATGTGCAAGATTATGTCTATTAAAATATATATACAATGATACGATATATATTACGTGATCTATTATTACCCGTAGAATTAATAAATATAATATACTCTTTTATTGATGATAAAACACATCTAAAAAATCTACCCACTATATGGTACAAACGCATGATTAGTCCCGACTATAAATATTATTCCAAAAACTCAATACGAATATGTCTATCGATAGAGGAACGAATATTAGATATGTTAATAAAAAAAAAGGCATTTAATACTATACATAATTCGCATCAGTTTAATATTGAGAATTTACACGTAATTATTGAATCTTAAATAAAATATAAAAACATTTGTTCTTATATTTTATCATAAAATGATAAATGCTATTATTATTTGGTTAATCGTTTTTGTAGGTTCATTAATAATACTTCATTGGGTGTCGTATTATATTTGAGGTGTAAAATTGAATTTATGAATAATATAATTACACATAACATACGAAATATATTATATAAAATGGGTCGTTATTATGACGGCGATATTAAAGGAAAATTTTGGTTTGGTATTCAAGACAGTGATGATATTGAGAATTTAGTAAATATTACACCAAATATAGAATATGCTTGGAAAGCTTGTAATTGTTGTGCAGAAGTCGATGAAGATTATTGTAGACAATGCTATGAAACCAAAGAAGAGCATATAGAGGCTGCTGTAGAAGCGGAAGAATATGACGATGAATGTTTGCGTTATGAAGAAAATTCTCAAGGTTATTGTCTAGATAAAATAACACATTATGAAGAATTAGTAACGAATATGGAAAACTTGAAAAAAGAAATACCCGAAGAAATTATTAAAGAATTTGAAAAGATTGAACAAAATGATAAAATATTAGATGCGTTTACCGGTGTGTTTGAACAAACACATCCAATTATTAACAAAATAAACGATGATTTTGTATATTCAGAATCAATCAAAAAAGGATTTGCTATATTAGTTGCCCGATATACATTAGGATATCAAATTGAATATTGCTTACGAACAACCGAGTATTGTAATGTTATTTGCGAAATTTAAATTTCTATAAACGGATTCATAAAAGACAATATTCTATTTGATATGTCTAATACAATCCGACGGTCACATAAGTCTGTAATAATTGGTATTAATTCATTTGATATATCCACCTCTATTTTATCAATTAAATTTGATGTGATTGTATATTTACAGTCATGTCTATTTAGTAAGACAGATGTATTTCCATTATGTGTAGAAATACCGGTTAATATACCGGATGTTTTTTCGTTTGTATGATAAAACACGTTGGTATTTCTACCATAATATATGCTATAGTCTGTATCTGGATCTCTATTCCACATTTGTATATACCAAATCAGTTTTCTTTATATATGTATAATATTATCAATAGTTGGATCGTATTTAGCGTCTATTTTTGTCTCGACGATATCCACTAGAGTATAGATAGGTGGATAAGACTTGTTTTTAATAAAATTTTGGGCATTGTCTATTGTAGAAAAAGTGCCTAAAACACAAATCGTTGAAATTTTTGTCGCCCCACCATATTCGATACCAATAACAGAAAAATAATTCTCATTTCGAGTCATTCTATTAATATAATAATATAATCATATAATAATAACTAAACGTATATGATAATTTATCTAGGATATTTTCTTTTATTAACAGGATACTTACTTTATATCCAGTTTAGCCCAGGAATGGGGAACATTTGGTATAGAAACGGGGAATATTTTTCGCCGATGGGTGCTGTCCGAATGCTTATATCACCATTTCAAGAAAGATATATGTGGAATATCGAATTCTGGGATTTAAATTTCGTTATTTGGTCATTGTTATTTTTTGTGATGATAAAAATACAAAAGTTATATATATAGACAGCATGACCTCCTATTTTGAAGTCCAAAAGAATGGCGTATCACCTTTTCAAAATTTTATGTGTTATTTGGGCGGTTCTGCTATTCAAACAGTAGGTGATAATCCAGTCACTGCCTATAGACAATTGGTCCAACAATATGCTAAAAATGCGAAAGGTGAATTGGTGAAACCTGAAGTAGCTGTAAAAGAAGCACGTCAGGTATTTAAACAATCCCCTATGGGAGCATCTCTTTCTGGACTAACCCCCAGATTAATCGGCGTTTTGTTTAAACGTATTCCTAAATTCGGCATTCTATTGGGATATACTACAATTACCGGGAAAACGGGTGAACCTGGATTAGCGGCTGCGACTACCGCTTCTATCTTATCCGCACCCTTTATTAATCCAGTCCGTATGATTGAGAAACAACAACGTGTTGATATGAAAACAACGGGAAAAGACCGACCTATAATGGATATTTTAAAAGAGGCAAAACAACAAAATTACAGACCTCTATTTAGAGGGACCATACCATTAATGGGACACTCTTTCGCAAGTGCTGTTTTGGGATTAGTGGGACAACCCCGACTTCAAAAGGAAATTCAAGGATATTTGGGTGCGAATTCATCATTGGGACAATCCGCTTGTAATCTTATTTCTTCCTCCATAGTGAGCCCAATTTATGTTTTAGCAACCAACCCTCTTTCTAGGCTCGAGGTGATTATGCAGACATCTTCTATGAGTGGAAAATCGATAGGAACTGTGGATGCGTGTAAGGAATTAGCAAAGGACATGGCGCAGAATGGGATGAAGGGTGTATTTAGAGGACAGGGATTGGGTTTAGCAAAAGCAATTGTCTCCCTTACATTATTCCACGAAGGCCGTCTATTTTTAACACAAAAAACCAAGCAATATAATGGAACATTCATCGAAGAATAATAAAATTGAATCCGTTTTTCATATGTAATTAAATAACAACAAACATTAAATATGAAAAAGTTCTTTAAACATACCATTGGGAATGTGCGCATCGTGGAAGTTGGACTACGCGATGGGCTACAAAACGAAACCCATATTGTCCCTTTGAATGTTAAAATCGAATTGCTGAAACGCTTGAGTAATTCTGGATTGAAATCGATTGAGGTAGGTTCGTTTGTTTCTCCTAAATGGGTTCCGCAAATGGAGGATACCGACAAACTATGTGCGTATATTAAACATCATAAGCAGAAAAATGAGAGTAAACGATTAAATACAGATGGTATTAATTATTCAGTGCTGACACCGAATTTGAAAGGGGTTCATAATGCGGTAATATATGGCGGTGTAAATGAAGTGGCTATATTTGGTGCTGCTTCAGAGGAATTTTCGAAAAAGAATATTAATTGTAATATTGAAGAGTCACTTAAACGATTTGACCCAGTTGTTAAATATGCACGACATCGGGGAATGCGTGTCCGAGGATATGTAAGTTGTGTTTTGGGTTGCCCTTATTCAGGAGAAGTTGATCTAGAGAAGGTCGCATATGTAACAAGAGAGATGCTGAATATGGGATGTTATGAAGTGAGTTTGGGTGATACAATTGGCGTAGGAACAATTGGTTCGACAAGTATGTTACTCGAACATTTGACCAAGAATGAGTTGATTCCACCCAGTGTATTGGCCGTTCATTTCCATGATACACACGGGCAAGCGCTAGCGAATATTAGCATCGCTCTACAATATGGAATTCGTGTTATTGATTCATCTGTCTCTGGACTGGGAGGATGTCCCTATGCGGGTTCTTCGGCGAGTGGTAATGTAGCAACGGAAGACGTTTTGTATATGCTTAATGGTTCGGGAATTGAGACAGGAGTGAATATCAACAAAATACTAGAGGCGTCCAAATATATTGACGAAGTACTAGGACGGGAAACATCGAGTAAAGTGTCCAAATCATATATAAAAAAATAGATGATTTAGGTTGAATATTTATTTGTAAAAAACAGGGGATATTTTTTTCACCTTTTTTCGGTAATGTCTATTTCTCAAAAATAATATTAATCCCAAATACATTTCTCTTATATTGTGTTGTGGATATAAAAAAAAATACAAAATATACAATTATGTACAAATTAACAATAAATTATTTACACGTCCAATGTCTATCACCATAGTTGATTTCATCTGGATGGTCCACCTTACATCCAGAACGCGAACGACTATAGGTCGGATGTGTGTATCGACCCATATTAATTATCGTAATACCTGTATGGTTTTCTGATGAATTCCAATGCTTAAAACAATCAAAATCGGCAACAACCGCAATTATTTTATCCGAATAATTCCATTTAACTAAAGCACCCTTATTGTGGTCTAGAATATGAAATTCGTGTTTCGGCCAATCGGGCAATACCCCCATAGAATAACCATTATCTTTTAATTCTTTTGAAAATTCTTTAATAAGATGACTTTTCCCAGTAGGACCTTCTCCATAGAGAATAATACTATGCCCTTTTTGAATGGCGTTTAGTAGAGATTTTTTAGACTGTTCATACTGTTCATCGAAAGAGGTGGGAGTAGACATAATAAATGTTTATAATATACATTGTTTTATTCAAAACTTATATAAATCAATTTTACACAAATAAACAATATAATAATAATAATAGACAATTAAAATATAATATGAATAGACCTTCATGGAATGAATATTTTAAAGAAATTGTTTTAGCGACCGCGAAACGCTCTCCTTGTGAACGATTAAAAGTAGGATGTCTTATTGTGAGAGATAATCGAATTATTTCTCAAGGATACAATGGATTTTTACCAGGTTGTCCACATGATAGTATTGTTCGTGATAATCATGAACAAGCAACTGTTCATGCGGAACAAAATGCGATTTGTGATTGTGCGAAACGCGGTGTTTCTTGCGATGATGCGACAGCATATATCACACATTACCCTTGTTTAATATGTTCTCGACTATTATTTGCGTCTGGTATATCGAAAATTTATTATATTCATGAGTATAAAAAAGATGAATTGGTGGATTTTTTCGCCAATCAAAAAAACGCAACACTAATACAGATATAAAATATGCGATTAGTTATTTGTTAATTACACATACTTTCCGGGTCAATTGTTTTTCGTCTTTCACGTTTACGGCGAGCAAGTATCCTGGTAACAGGTTTGATATTTTTATATTTCACGGTTAATTCATATGCGTTTTCATACCAAACAACCACACGATAATTAAAATTGTTAATTTGTTTATAGTTACTCGTAATAAAACAGTCACGACAAAATTCTCTATCACATATAACATTATGTTTATTTAATATGGATACGTTCAAATTAGGTTCATTCTCGGATGATATATAATGGAGACATTCACTACACTTACCAGTCAAGAAGAGAACATCTTCCTCTTTAAACACACGACAGTTATTATTTTCAACACTTTCACAAAACGTGCAAATCTTCACGAGACATTTATTTTTTAATATATAACCATATCCACCAGGGGAAATTGGATATGCACACTTAATACAATGGTTCATTCTTTGATTATTTATCTTATCATTAAAAATATAAGATAAATCAACATTCAATTTTATAGGATTTTATTTCTTTTTTATAACGCATTGTTTAACATTCTTTACAGTAGATTTTGTCCCACCTTTTTGGATAGTTTCACGTAGAGTTTTATACTTTAGATACTCCTTTTTAAGGACGTCGAGTTCAGACAACCACATCTTCTCAAGTGAAGTCTTTTGAAGAATATCGAGTTCGGTTTCGGCGTCACTCTTATCTTTCATAATCTTGTCGACGTTTTCTTGGGTCACTGAATCCATAGGCATCTTAATCAAATATTTGAAATCGCCATCTATCTTTGCGAAATCCATTCCCGTTAAGAGAGCGTTTACCTCGTCCGACTTTTTGCGTCGAAGGTCGACAGAACCATCCAAATTCTTCTGAATATATATCGCACGGTTCGACAATTTCACAAGTCGGTTATTCAGGTCTTTGATAAGATGATTCTTACGCTTGCTATACATTTGTAGTCGGACTTCATAAAAGTCTTCGATAATATCCTCTACACTTTTATACTTTCGCAACTTACAGTCTTTATCAAACATATGCATGTTTGTGCTTGAGATGCTCGATGTAAGTTTCAACATTTTCTCAACACCATTAATACCGGTTACTGCGTCTACCTTCGATTCGATGTCTGCGAGTTTACCTCGAGGAAACACAATTGTGATGTCTATAATTACTTCTGTAGAGAGAGATGTGAAGTCGCGAATTGAAGGAGGAACTTTCTTACCCGACTTATCAGTTGTCCCGTCCGCGAGACCTTCTAGAAAACTAACATAGGGCATTGTCCATGAACCAATGGGTAGTTCGGTAATTCGGATTTTATCAGTGTCGATTTTCTCATACACACCTTTGCTCAAATATTTATTGGTATCTGTTTTCGTGACTGTTCCTTTAAACCCCTCGTAATAAGGTGTGAATTCTCCCACTGCCTTGGGGTCTTTTTTATTCATTTTTAGTTTGAGATAATCGATTAACTGAACTGGCGAGAAGGATGGAACGTTACAAGAGAACCCAGTTCCAATACCCGAAATTCCATTGACCAATGCGAATGGAATAATAGGAGCATAAAATTCGGGTTCAACAGGTGTTCCATCATCATCTAGATAGGTGAGAACATGGTCATCTGCTTCCGGAAAGATAGAACGCGTAATGGGATTTAGTTGAGTGAAGATATATCTCTCTGATGCACTATCATCGCCTCCGTGAAGACGTGTTCCAAATTGTCCATTGGGTGAGAGTAGATTGATGTTATTTGACCCTACATAGTTTTGAGCCATATTCACAATCGCACCGTTAAGTGATGCTTCACCGTGATGATAAGCAGAGTGTTCAGATACATACCCTGAAAATTGGGCGACCTTAATTTCCGAGGTCAACTTACGTTTAAAACTCGAAAAGAGAATTTTACGCAATGAAATTTTGAGACCATCTACCATATTCGGAATAGAACGTGCACAATCATATGTGGAGAAATGAATCATCTCTCGGTCGATAAACTGTTCGTAATTCACCTTACTACTTGTTGTATCAAGATGTGCGTCTTTATCATAATTCTCCAACCATGTCTTTCGGTCATCTGGACGCTTTTTATTAAATACCTTATCTATTGTATCGTCGCTCAAAGCACCTGTGTGAACGAAATCTACAATTTTCCGATTGGCGAAATATTCCTTGAATTCACTTGAAGTAGATGTGCCGAGACCCTTAAAATATTTAATGGTCCATCCGTGTGCTCCACCTTCACCTAGACTCTCTTTCCACGCACTGTATTCACCTTCATTGTAGAATAGTTTAACAGTTGCTCCCTTCTTTGCTCTCAAAATAGGTGTATTCATAAAGGAAATGAAACCGGGAATATGAACAAGAGATGCCCATTCACTATGGAAGAGATTGATACATAGACCCTTGATATGAGAACCGTCCAAATCCTGATCCGTCATAATCATAATCTTACCATATCGTAATTGTTTATGGACATCTTCGATTGTCTGATATTCGCACCCCGTTTCTAGACCTAGGATTTTCTTCATATCAGTAATCTCTTTATTGTCGGCGATTTTCTTGATTTGTTCACCACGCACATTAAGCAACTTACCCTTTAGAGGATAAATACCAATTGTATTTCGGTCATCACT